ATTCAGAAAGTGTGGGCTGCTGGTGGTGGCGCAATGGGTGTTCCTCTTAAGAATGGTCCGCGTAAGCCTGAGTGCCCCATGCCCGAAGACTGGAAACCTAGGGAAGCGCCTGAAGAAGAGGTACTTACATTCACACAGTGGAAGCGCGATATGGTTCTGTACTACATGAACCATCGTGAGTGGAAGGGCAAGGTTCGTGAGCTTAGCAGCTTTGTGCACGCGGTAGAACTGCATGATGGCCCTATGTGGTTCCCTATCCAGATTGACCGCCGCTGCCGCTGGTATTACAGAGGCTCCCCAAACCCACAAGGCTCTGACTTGTCCAAAGCAGTGCTACGTTTTACGGACAAGAAACCTTTAGGCGCTGACGGTTTGTTCTGGCTAAAGGTTCACATTGCGAATTCTCTGGGGTTCGATAAGGAACGCTTCACGGTCCGGGCACGCTTCACGGAAGACCGCTGGGACGCCCTGTGCGCCTCGCTGGACGACCCGGAAGCGAACCCCGACGTGTGGGGCACGGACGCCCCGTGGGTCGCCTTCAGCGCCGCGTGGGAGCTTCGTGAGGCCATGCGGACCGGGCACCCTGAGAGCTACCCCTCCGGCCTGATCGTGCACATGGACGCAACTTGCTCCGGGCTGCAGCACTTCTCAGCCATGCTCCGTGACCCCATTGGCGGGCGGTATGTGAATCTTGTGGATGAACTGCAGTGTGGCCCTAAGCAAGACATTTATGCCCGCGTAGGTCAGAACACAATGGCAGCTATCAAGCTAGACGCTGAGAACTCGGATAACCCAGAGATACAGCACATAGCTAAATGGTGGCTTGATGTTGGCATTAGCCGGACTATGGCTAAGAAACCTGTTATGACTTATGTGTACGGCGCAACACTTCGTGGTACTGCTAGGTACATCGAAGAGGTGATTGCGCAGGACATGCCGCACGTAGTGTATCCAGACCCTAACCGTTCCTTCATGTACTGTTCGTACTGTGCTCGCAAAATCTTTGAGGGTATTGAAGCAACTGTTCCAGCAGCAGCAAGCGCAATGCGTTGGCTGAAGAGCATTGCTAGGCAGATGTCTAACAAGCCGCTTAAGTGGAAGACAGCAACAGGCTTTCAAGTAATTCACGACTACCCGCAGTACAATCTGAAACGAGTAACCCTGCACTCATGTGGTGTGAATATGGTTACTGTTAAGGAGATTCAAAAGGGCACTAACTCTGTGCATATGCAGAACGCAATTGCACCTAATCTAGTGCATGCGCAAGATGCAGCACATATGACTATGGTGGCGGACTGCATGCGAGAGGCGGGTATGAAGCTGTCTGGTGTGCATGATTCCTTTGGTACTCACGCATGTGATGTTCGCGGTATGCACAAGATCATTAGAGAGCAGTTCGTTAAGCTGTACGAATCTAAGAACACTCTTGCTGAATTCTTGTGGGATGTCGGTGGTGTTGGTGAAGTTCCTAGTCGGGGTACTCTAGACATTAGAGGTATCTTGGATAGCGAATTCGCATTCTCATAGCATAACAAGATACGTTAGAATATCCCTGCAGGTAATGGAGAAGCTCAGAAGCTCGACAGCACCGATAGATCGATACTCTAACGTATCAACCTCAGAGGAATAAAGATGAGTGAAGCTAAGAAACCTATACACTTTGATAAAGAACAATTGAAGTACCTACAAGAACAGTTCCCTGTAAGAGTACTAAGTACTAATGCAACTGCAAGTGAGATACATCAATACTTCGGTACTCAGAAGGTTCTAGAAGTCATCCAGAGACATACACGATAAACATTCTATGCAGGCTATGGATCACACCTGTAAGAACAAAGGGTAAGAAATTACCCATGTATGAAACAAGGAGAACGACTTCTTTAAGAAACTTAAAAAGGCACTAGGGTTTGACAACTCTGCAGCCAAGAAAGCTGAACGAGCAGCAAGAGAAGCACAAGCGCGTGCTGAAGCTTCACAAAAAGCAGCCCTGATTGCACAACAGAATATGCAGGCAAACTTCGCACAGAATCTGTCACTGGATAATACCAGTACGGTTCTAGCTGGTGGTACTGCAGAAGCGATGAGTGTGGATAGTGATGTCAAGAAAAAGCGCGTTCGCAGTACTGGACTTGCTAGCACTCTGGGCATTGAGGTATAACACATGATATCGCACAAGGCTCTATTCTCGAAGCTTCAAGACACTTCTCTAATAGCTAAGTGTACGACGTACGCACACTGGACTCTTCCGCAGCTTATGGCAGATATGTCTATTACTCGGGGACTGACTCGTGCGCTTGTCGAAAGAGACTACCAAGAGATTGGTGCTCTACTAACAAATAACCTAGCAAGTAAGTTAGCTAGACTGCTGTTCCCCGGACACTTTGCATTCTTCAAGATTGAAGCAAGTGATGGTGTGAAGGCAGAAGCAGAAGATTCTGGTAAGACTACTGAGCTAATGTCCAAGCTTTCTAAGCTGGAACTTAGAGCAAGTCAACGGGTGTTTAAACACGCCTCGTATGCCCAGCTAATTCTCTTGCTCAAGCATTTGATTGTAACAGGATCAGCCGTTCTGTATCGTGACTCTAAAGCAAGTAAGTGCGTAGTGTATGGCTTGCACTCATTCGCTATTAGACGAGACGGTAAGGGTGGGGTACTTGATCTTGTAATCCGCGAGTACGAAACATTTGAAGCACTGCCTATTGAAATCCAAAAGTTCCTTAAATCTAAGGCGCCGGGAAAGTACAACAGAGCAGAGCAAATTGTTGAGGTTTATACTCGGGTCCACCGCAAGCAAGGTGACGCAGGTAATGTGTACTTTGAAGTAACTCAAGAAGTAGACACTACTCCTGTAGGTACAGCAAATAGTTATCCGGAACACTTGTGTCCGTACATTGCACCTACATGGAGTCTTATATCTGGTGAGCACTACGGTCGCGGTTTAGTAGAAGACTTTGCAGGCGGATTTGCTAAGTTGTCAGACTTGTCTGAAGCAGCAGCATTGTACGGGATTGAAATGATGCGAGTCATTCATCTTGTAGCTGCAGGTTCAGGTACAGACATTGATGACATTGCAAACGCAGAAACCGGGCAATACGTTCGTGGCGATCCGGCCACAGTACAGGCCCACGAATCTGGCGATGGTGCCAAGCTCCAACAAGTAGCAGGAGTTATTGAGCAAACAACTACTCGCCTGAGCACAGCGTTTATGTACCAAGGCCCGACTCGGGATGCTGAGCGGGTTACAATGTATGAGTTGCAACGGCAAGCACAAGAAGCAGAATACAGCTTAGGTGGTGCGTACTCTTCACTAGCAGAAGGCATTCAGGTTCCTCTGGCATGCTTGCTCATGTATGAAGAAGACCGTAACACACTTGCTGCACTTCTGAGTACAGACATCAAACCGCAGATTAGTGCAGGACTTCCTGCTCTTGGTCGCAGTGCTGATGTTCAGAACGCACTTCTTGCTGCACAAGAGGCCGCAGCCCTCGTATCCCTTTCTCAAATTGATTCTAGATTTGATCCCGCTAAACTTGTAGACTTGGTGCTTGCTGGCCGCTCCGTCGATGCTAAGGCTCTTCAGTACGATGAAGAGACTATGGAGAAGTTGGCTGCAGCAGAGAATGCACAACAAGAGGGTATGAATCAAGTAACTCAAGCACAAGCAGATGCTAGCACTCTTGAGCAACTGCAACAATTAACCGGGGGTATGCCTCAGTGAGTACAGAAAATCAACCTGCAGTTCCGGTATTTAAGCCCAGTGAAAATCATCCGGGCAACAATGGCAATATTGCTCCGCCGAATCAGCAACAGGCACCAGTTGTTCTGCCTACGCCGACTCCGCCCCAACCGGATAACTCAGGTAACCCAGATGCAGTAACAGCAGCTATTGCGGCTCTGACTGCTGCACTTGGTGGTATCAAGCAAGAAGGTGTTAAGGCGCCCGACATTGCAGCAACAATTCCTAACCCCGCAAAAGGTGACGCAATTGATAGCATTGATCTTCAAGAGTTGGAAGACCCGATTCTTAGGAGCATGGCTACTGCTATTTCGATGGGTGCTCCTGCAGACTTCAGTCTTAACCGCGCAATTGGTAACGCTATTGACCGTGGCGACGTTGGCCTTATTGACCGGGCATACCTGATTGATAAGTTCGGCCGCGATGCACAAACGCGGATTACCATTGCAGAAGGTATTGTGAATTCCGTGGTGGAGCAATCCGCTAAGGTAGCACAACAAGTCTATGCAAGTGCAGGTGGTGAGGCCAATTGGGCTGCAGCTACAACTGCATTCAATACGGCGGCTCCCGCTGCATTCAAGCAGGTTGTTGCACAAATGCTTAATAGCGGTGTCCGTGAGCAGATTACTGCTGCTTCTCAGATGGTGGTTGAGTTCTCTAAGTCACAAGGTTTTGTGCCTACGAACAACAGCACTATTCAGACTGGTGGTGTTAATGTAGCTACGGGTCAGGCATTGAATAAAGCAGAATACCAAGCAGAATTGAAAAAGCTCAGTCCTTACGATAAGAACTTTGAGCAACAACGACATGAACTCTTTGCCCGACGCCAGTTGGGTAAATCACTAGGAAAGAATTAAGTAAATGGCTGATACTGATTATAAGGCTGGTCTTGCGCGGGCGCATTGGGCTGGCACTAACGCTGATGTGGATATCCACCTCGAAGCGTATGATGCGGATATTGAAGGCTCGTTTGAAGTAGAGTCTATGTTCCGTAGTATGGGTCTGACGAACTTCCGTTCTGTTCAGAACCAATCGAACACTTGGCGAGGTGATCGCATCGGTGGTGTGTCTGTTAAGGGCCGCCGTTCCGGTGACAAGCTTGAGAACTCGCGCATTGTGAATGAGAAGTTCCTCATCACTGTTGATACTACCTCGTACATCCGTACGCCGGTTGATTATCAGGATGACTGGACTGCTCCGAGCTTCCAAGCTGAATACAGCCGCGAGCACGGTATTGCGCACGCTAAGGCATTCGACCAAGCACACGTTATCCAGCTTATCAAGGCCGGTGCGTGGGTGGCTCCGGCTTCTCTGTCGGCTACTGGTGCATTCTACAACGGCATCACGGATGTTGTCACTGGCCTTGCTGCCGCTGCGACTAACCCGCTGAAGGCTGATCTGATTGTTCAGGCGCATAAGGACAATCTGGCTACGTTCGTGCGTCGTGATCTTGGCGGTTCGCTGGGTGAGTTCGTGACGCTGTGCGATCCGGACTGGTTCAACCTGCTGCTCGACCACGACAAGCTCATGAATGTGGAGTACAGTTCTGTTGCCACCGGCCAGAACGACTTCTCCATGCGCCGGGTTGCTTGGATCAACGGCACTCGCATTATCGAGACTCCGCGATTCCCGACTGCTGCTATTACGGACCACTTCCTTGGTGTTGGCTTCAATGTCACTGCTACGGAAGCTAAGGCCCGCATGATTGTGTTCCATCCGCGTAAGACTCTGGTGACTGTTGAAGCTCATCCGATGACTACCCGCTTCTGGGACGATGAAGCAGAGTTCACGAATGTTCTGGACTCGTACTGCATGTACACGGTTGGTATCAAGCGCGGCGATGCTGTTGCTGTTCTGACCATCGAGTAAAGATGTACAACTAGGGGAATCCTTCACAGGGTTCCCCTTTTTGCGTTTAAGGAACTTGAATTGAAGCTAATTGATGCTGTAAATTATATACTGCCGAAACTCGGGGAACACACAGTTACTTCAATTGAAGTTAAGAATCCCTCCGTTTCTCTTATCCTTAAAGCGATAGACCAAGCTAGTGCAACTATCCTAGCTCGGGGCTGGTGGTTCAACACGTTTGATTACACAGCGTATCCGAACAATGAAGGTGAAGTCTCTATGGGTACAGCTACCCTTGACTTCGTACCTACAGATAATTCTAATGCAGTACTTCGTGCAGGCAAGCTGTTCAATCCTGAAACTCGTACGTACGTGTGGGAACTAGAAAAAATTGAAGGTACGCTAACAGAGCAGGTAGAGTTTGAAGACCTTCCAGAGTCGGCTGCACAAGTAATTAAAATGCAGGCGCTTGTAGACATGCATATCACTGATCTTGGTGTTAGTGAGGATACGTCTGCATGGGATGTAGAGCGTCAGCGTCTTGAGTCTGATCTGATTGCACATCATCTGCGCCACAAGAAATATACCACTAAGAAGTCCCCGCGATATCTTCGCATGCGGGCGGCTATGCGGGGTACTTAATGTCTAGCATAGTTTTTGAATCTAGCTATCCTACACTGCTGCAGGGTGTATCACAACAAGAGCCTCGGTTTCGTCTTCCGGGACAGATGCAAGCCCAGCTTAACATGCTCTCTGATCCTGTCACCGGCTTGCGTAGGCGTCCGGGTGCAGAGTACGCAAAGCACTGGACTTCCGCATCCTCTACAACTGATTCAGTAGTCGCGTGGTACACAGACATTGCAGGCATTCCTGTTCATGTAGTTTTGAACTGTGCAACAGGCAGCATAACTATTCTGAATGCCGCTTACACTGTACTCGCAACTGTAGCAGGTGGGTCTTATCTTACCACCAGCAACAAGGCTAACATACGGGTGGCCACGGTAGGTGACGAGTTCTTCCTGTGCAACATTGAAAAGCAGCCTGCCCTTGGTGCGCCTGTAGCATCAGCAGCAACTACTCGGTATGGTTTCTTCTACATTGCTGCAGGTGCCTTCAGTAAAGAATACACAGTACAGGTGACGACAAGTGTTGGAACTATCAATGCTACATTTACAACTCCTAATGGGTCAGGTGCGGGTGACGCTACTACTGCTTCACCTAATAACATTGCAACCCAGCTACGAAACCAACTTGACGCTGCAAAGGCTACGGCCGGGATATCAACCGTCACAGTTACTGAGGCGTATGTACTAATTGTAGCTAGTGGTGGAACTACAGACACAGTAGTGACCAGTAGCACAGGTCCGGGATTTGTGCAGGTTTCTAAAGATTCGTATGTAACCTCTGCAGGGCTTCTTCCTGCTAAGCTTCCTGCTGCAGCAGATACTTATACTGTGCGGGTAGGGGACATCCGCAGCCCACAGTACTACAAGTACGATAGCACTAGCACAGCGTGGCTTGAATCTGGAGACGAAGTATCTCCCGGAAGCATTACGAACATGCCTGTTGCTCTGACGTTTGACGGTACTAATTGGGTACTGGACGCAGCAGCTTACGAAGGCCGTGCCGCAGGGGACGACACATCAAACCCCGCGCATCGCTTCACCACTAAAGGCATCACTGGCATTACCAGTATTCAAGGTCGCTTTGCTATTCTGTCTGGCCCTTTGGTTAGTCTGTCTGCATCGAATAAGCCCCGACGCTTCTTCAGAAGTACAGTCACATCTATTGTTGATGATGATCCTATTGAGATTGGTTCTGGTGCTAGCACTTCAGCATCGTACTCATACGGTATTGAATTCAACCGTGACCTTATTCTGATTAGCTCTGCACACCAAGCTATTATGCCGGGTGGTGCTGTTATCACTCCGCGTACAGCTAATGTGGTAACGACTAGCTCTCACGCTGCTGACGTAACGTGTCCTCCGCTTAAGGCTGGCAGAACTGTTATGTACCCTGTTCCTAGAAGCAAAGACTTCTTTGGGGTATTTGAAATGGTTCCGAGTCAATACACAGACTCACAGTACATGAGTATGGACACCACACAACACATTCCTAAGTACATGGAAGGTCGTTGTCGATTTACTGCTAGCTCTGGTGTGTCTGGCCTTGCACTGTTTGGTTCTAGTGTGAACAAGAAGCAGATAACCGTGCATGAGTACGTATGGGATGCAGATACTAAGCAGCAGCAAGCGTGGCATACTTGGGAATTCGAGCACGATGTAGCCTATGTGTACTTCTCCAATGAGATTATCAACATTGTATTTGTACAGAACAGCACAGTGGTCCTCGCTAAGATTGATCCGCGCATAGGTACATTGAACTCTAATGAAGAGCGAAGGCCGTTCCTAGACTTGTATCAGAGCCTAAGTATTGTAGATCACGTTATTACGCCTGCGGCTTGGCTTACTACGTTCGACACTGCGGCTCTTGATGAAGTGCAGGTGGCTGTACTAACAGGTGATTTGGCTGGCTCTAAGGTTGGATTCACTAAGGACGGTAGTACTCTAGTAACAGTGCGGTCCCATCCTTCAGGCACCGTGTCTGTAGGCTGGCCTTTCAAAAGCTTGTTCTCTCCCTCTCAGCCTATTGCTAGAGACTACAAGGGAGAGCCTATATCGCAGGGCAAGTTCACAGTTCAGCGGTATGTTATTCACACGACGAATAGCTCCCCTTATATCATTGTAAGTACAGATACACGGGATACATCAGATGACGAAGCAATCGATGTCGGTACAGTGTTCTGGGCATCAGAAGACTTAGTACTAGGTAGCACACCTGAAGCAGATAGGTCTAAAGCCATTGTTCCTTCTAGAACAGTGTCTGACAGGTCTGTACTCGATATATACACGGAGGGACTAGGTGAGCTAAACATTATTGGCATTGACTACGTAGGCAAATTGTCTATGAAGTACAAACGGAGGTAAATATGTCCGCTGCTGCAGGATATGCACTAGCTGCAGGCGGTAGTTTTTTCTCCAGCCTGTTCGGTAACAGTTCTAAGCTTAAAGAAATAAAAGAGCGAAACTACCAGACTGCGAGAGATAACGACGCTGTTGTAAAGTCTAATTTGGAGAATACGATTCGCACGGGATTCCGTGTTGGTCTGCTTAATCTCCAACTTGGACAAAGCCGAAAGGAGGTGATCCAATCTGGGTTTGACACCACAGTAGCCGGTAAGGCTGCGCTAGGTGCAAGCTCTGCTAATGCTGCTGCAGCTAATGCTATTGGTTCTTCTGTAGATATTGTGCAGAATGACATCAATCAAAGGCTTGGAGAAGCAGATGCAATGCTGGATGAAGACTGGGATTTGATTCGTCAGAACTTTAACATTGACCTAGAAGGCACAGTAATGCAAGGCAAGGATGCTTTGCAAGGCGCTGTAGGTTCTGTGTATAAGACACCCAGCACGGGAAGTATGCTTATGAGTGCAGGGCTTAGTGCTCTCGGTAGCTTCGCAGGTAACTACGCTACTCGAAGCATGTCACTAGGCCTAGGAACCCCGGCAACTAGAACCCCTTTCAAACTTTCAAGTGATAGAGCCGTTCGTGGCTTTATGAGTAACGAACGACTAGCTTAGAGGTAATAATGGTACAACGTCAATCCCAAGATGTAAACTTTAGAGGGGCGCGCAGGCCGAGTACGGTAAGCCAAACTGCACCGGGATTTGCGCGCCCCCGTCCTAACATGCTGGGAGTCTCGATAGATACGCGAGAGTCCTCAAGTGCTGCTGTGCTTGGTAGCCTTCTTCGAGTAGGTGAGAAGGTAGGTAATGCCATGATTGACCGAGCACAGGAAGATGCGTACCTTAAGGGTGCATCGCAATACAATCTAGAAGAAGCAAACATTGAACTTTCTGGAAGCGTGCTTACTGATGATTGGGCACGCGCAGGTTATCGAGATACTGTAGGCAAGCTCACTATTGCTGATGAAGAAGCAAAGCTTGCTGCACAGATGGCAAATCTTCGCACTAAGCCTCCTGAAGAATTTCAGAAGTATCTGGATAAGCGCCGGCCTAAGATGCTGGATAGTATCCAAGGCATGTCTGCGGAACAACGTCAAGCCTCTCTAGGTAAGCTCATTGCAAATGATGTAGCCGCGTCTAAGCAGCATCTTGCTGAGCACACTAAGTTCATTATTGATACAAAGACACAGGCCGCAGCAGCAGAGACGAATGTGCGAGCACAGCGCCTCACTGCAGCCCGTATGTCTGGTAGCATCGATGCGTACAAAGCTGAGCTTGATGCAGTTGTGCAAACAGTACAGGCAGATGTCTGGCAAGACAAGTCAATCCCGCTAGCTGTAAAGCAGACATGGACTAAAGAGTTCATGGAGAGCCTGCTGGACTCAGACAACGTAGCAGCATTTGAAGCACTTCAGACTGAGCCGCTTCCCGGCGAAGAAGACACCTTGTTTAGTCGTCTGAGTGCGGAAGATCAATTCAACCTTGGTCCTAAGTACCGAGAGGCTCGCCAGCGTACTCAGGCGTTGCGTAACACTCAGTGGATTGACCAGAAGGCATCGTACGAGTCTCAGATCGATAACGATACCTTCACTGCCTCGTACAGCGAAGCGCGTACGTTCATTGACCAGATGCAGCAGGAGGGTGCGGCTACAGCAGAGTCCCGTGGCTCGTTCATTAAGAAGGTACTTGACTATTACGCCAAGAAGGGTAACTCGGAGGCGCTGGATAATGCTGCACTCACAAACAACACTGCCGCTGTGCTGGGTATGGGTAAAGGCATTAACGACTCCCTAGACGCTCTTGAGACTCAGGCTAAGAAGAACAACGAAGGTCCGCTAGTCCTCGTGTCTAAGTTTCTGCAAGCAGGTATGAATGGAACGCCGGGTGCGTATGCTCGCGCTGGTAAGTGGGCTGCTCCTAGCTTCATGCAACTCAAGCGGCCTGATGGTACTCTTGATCCGCAGCATAAGGATATGATTACTGCTTGGAATGCGAGCATAGATCAAGCCATGCTGAACGGTCAAGCTAATACCCTCGTTGACTTTATCTCTGGTCTTCCTGAAGAAGCACAGTCAAGATTTACAACTATCCGTGAGTTCATGGCTAAGGGGGAGACGTCAGAAGGAGCTATTGCTAAAGCCCTTGAGGTTGAAGCCAGCACAGAGAATCTATCTAAGCAACAACGTGCTGCTATCAGTTCCGAGTCCCGTACCGACGCTGCCAAGTTTGTGCAGGGTATCGAGCCGCGCAGTCTTATTGACACCATGTGGGCAAGGTTGAAAAGCTTTGTGCCGTGGTCTGATGCTTCTGCAGAGCTTAAGGTTACTCCTAGAACTTATTGGTTTGAGGATGACAAGGCAGCGCAAGAAGCGACTGTGCGTACCCGTATGGCTTTGCTGGAAGAGTGGGAATCAATAGGCATCACTGATCCGCTTATGAGTTCTGACTCTAAAGGCTCTAAAGCACTGGCTGCTGTAGCTAACCGCACTATCCCTACAGAGTACTCTCCGCTTATTCTGCCTAAAGGTACGAATGCCCAGGAGGTCTTTGGTGTGCCTAATAACACACACCCAGATTTGATTGGTGGGGCTATTTCTGAAGTAGTCAAAGAAGTTGCAGGCGGTTCTCCTGAAGGCACGCGTCACTCGTTCGGCTTTACACAAGGTAAGCTAAATGTGTATTCGTACAGTGCAGATGGTATGCCTCTGGGTAGCACGTACATCGATCCTAAAGTAATCAATGAAAAACTGCAAGCTCGCTACACAAAGCAGCGGCAGCGTACTAATGAAGAAATTGGAGAAGGTGTTACTAGGCTCTGGAATGAAAAGCAGAGGAAAGCTGAAGACATTCTGCCGTACCTTCAACGTAAAGAAAAGCCTCTGGGTGCTGCAGTAAACTACAACGGAAACAACTCTGCTGGTGTTGAACCGTCATGGGCACTAGACTTCAGAAACTCTCTTGTTCAGAATGAAGGTATTCGTAATACCACGTACACGGACACTGTAGGTGTAGAGACTGTAGGTATTGGCATTGCTAAGCACAACCCGCATTATCCCACACCGGGACCGGATGGTAAGGTAACGTTTGCTCAGATATCCCAATCATTCATGGGGGCGTCTAACGATGCTATATCTGCTGCTAGCGTAGTAATGCGTGAGACAGGTCTTGAGAACAAAGCTTGGTTTATGCTGTTGTCGGAACTGTCTTACCAGTCAGGGGTGAATGCTCTTAGATCAGACAAGCCCCAGTTCAAGCCGTACAAAGATATGCTTGAGGCAGGTATCTCTGGAAATAAACAGGCTGCACTTGAAGCGTTTAGACAGTCCCCTGCGTACCGCGTAAGTGGTGATGAACGTAAACAACATTATGAGCGTTTGCTCATGTCAGCATTGGAGAACTAATGAGTATTGATCCGCGTCTGTATGGTGGCACCGGAATGCCGGACAAGTTCCGTGTAGATGCGGTGACGCCTCCTGAGCAGGTTATTCCAGAACAAGCGCCAGCACTACCTGCATCTGCAGCATTCTCTGGCTCTACATTTGATGTACAAGGACAGGCTATCCGAGACGATGCTGCTAGAACTAAAGCAGACACCTTGGATAGCGTTGTCGCTGGTTTCAAACTATCTGATACGGCAAGCTTGCTGTCTTTTATACAGGCACCAAGCTTCAGCCGCGATCCAGACTTTAACAAAGCCAAAGGGGAGTACTTCAACAACACACCGCTGATGCTCTCTGAAGGCGAGTTCAAGTTTATGGATGAGTCACAGTCTGAAGAAGAGTGGCAGTGGAAAATGCAGCGCATTAAGCATCTGCGAGAGCAGAGCAAGATTGCAGGGGATAATCCTGTAGCTTCTGCTCTGCCCGCTTTTCTAGACCCAGTGTATCTCCCTCTAGACATTGCAACACTTGGCGCTGCTAAAGCTTTTCGTATCGGTAGGGTAGGTGCTGGTATTGCTGCTGCTGGCGGTGCTGCTGGTATTGCCCTAGCTGCAGGCGAAGCTACACCTAAAGATACCGAAGAAGTGTTGCTTGCTGCTTTTCTTAATGG